TCAAAGCAGCTACTGCAGTTTGAGTTGCAGCAGTCATAGATCCTTGAGCAGAACCTGGAGTTAAAGCAGCAATTGCAGTTTTTGTAGCAGAAGTAATACCACCCCAGAATTGAGATTCAGCATCTTCTGAAACATTTGGAGCATATTGAGCTAATACAGTTGAAGCAAACTCGTTACTATCAATATTAAAAGCACCTGGACTCATTGAACGACCAAAACGACCTGCTCTCAAAGACTCTTGTAAAAATGTTTGTTTATACTCTAATTTAGTAGGTGTAATTACTCTATCTGTAATGGTCATTGAACCACTATTAGATAATGCAGCACCTGTGTAAAGTTGTGCAGTTACTGAAACATTAGCTTCAGTAAAAATTGTACCTGCTTTGATGTCTGTGTTAAATGTAACATAACCATCAGCGATTGTTTTGTTAGCGAATAAAACTTCCTCAAGGATAGGTTCTACTGCTTTTCCTCTAATGTCTACCGAAGTATAAGAAATTGCCATATTTTAATTATTTTAAATTTTGTTTAATTAATCTGAATTTTTCGAGTGCAGTCATCTCTCTATTTACTGCTGGTTCTGGATTAGTTACAATTGCTTTCGCTCCTGCTTCTGCTAATTCCAATTTAATAGCTTCTAATTCTACTTTTAATGCTTTGTTATCAGCTTCTAATTTTTCAACCTCAACTTTAATTTCTGCAAAAAATGTTTCTTTAGTAATTGTATCAACTACTTTTTTAACTGCAGGAACTTCAGCAGATGCTTCTACTTCTACTTCTACTTCTGCTTCTGCTTCAGGAGCAGTTACAGGTTTTACCTCTTTGATAATTCCTTCAACTTCTACTACTACAATCATTCCGTCTGTTGTTTCGTGTTCTCCAATCGGAGCAGGAACAATTCCTTCAGATGTAACTATACCAACTGAATAATCAGGTTCAAATGCTTCAGCTTCTAAAACGGTAATACCATCTACTAAAGTCATTTGTTCTAATTTTACTTCAATTGATAAAAGTGTTTTAATTTTGTTTAATGTGTTTTTAAACTCCATTGATTAAATCTTTTATTTTGTTATACAATAATTCATCTTCAGACATTTCTAATTTTTCATTAAAAAATCCTTCGATTGAAAATCCTTTGATCTCTCCCGATTTAACTTTATCTTTTATATCCGGATTGTCAATTGATATAGCAACCATCCAAGTATTAATAGGATAATCAAATCCATACATTACACTCTTATCATTTACCATATCCTCTTTAAGCCACGTTTCAACAACTGTTACGCCTTCAACTTTAGACTTGTGTTGTAAGGTCGATTCCGATTGATAACCGTTTTTCATAAATTTATGTGCAGTTTTTTGGATTGTATCGCCACTAAAAAATACCTGGTATACTTCTCCATCTTCTCCCATTCTGTCTATCTTCATATCCGGAATAAGAACCGCACCTAATAATATATTTTTTTTAGATTCAATTTCTTTAAATTCAATCTTATGCTCTTTTGATAATGCGATCCAATTTTCTTGGATTGCAGGTTGGTTTACTAAACTAATTGCAAAGACTCCATCTTGTTCTTCATCCAATACTAATTCAAAAACTTTTTTACTCATAATACTATAACAATAAAACCACGTTTTTGTTTCACACTATTTTTATTTAGACTAATTCTAAATAAGCCTTTATACTCTTTATATATATATATTTACTTTTTTTTTAAAAAATTTAATAAAAAGGGTATACCCCCTAAAATGAATTGTCTTTTTTAGGGGGGGGGGTATATAAACTACCCAATACTTGCACTTTGGATTATATTGCGTTCTAAACTTTGAGCAGTACTTATATCTCCAGCCACCACATAAGTTTTAATAGGTTGTTGTTGTTGGTTACCTATTGTTTGTGCTAATTGATTTGTAGAACTTGCACCTACTACGTTAAATGATGGAGCAGCAGGAGCAGTTGCAGCCCCACCTCCACCTCCACTCATACTTGGAGCAGAACCACCGCCACCTCCTGGAGTTTTTACTGCTAAAATAGATTTCACGTTTTTAATACCAGCAGCAATAGCTAAACCCGCATTAATAGGAGCTAATACTGGTCCTACTATTGGTATTCCTACAGTTGAACTATATGCTTTTTGTGCAGATAAAAAAGTTTCTATAGTTGCACTTGCTACTGCAGCGGCTTTTCCAGCAGCAGTTTCTTTTCCTAATAATTCAGATAAACCAGCTAATGTATTAGCAGCAGCTGAAGCAGCTTGTATTCTTCCTTCTTTTTCTTTTTGAGCTATTGCAATTTTAGCATCGGCATTTGCTTTTGCATCATCAACTTCTTTAGCAGCTTGTTCATATTCATAAACTGCATAATCATCATCTTGTTTTTGTAAATAGTCTTTATGTGCTTTATCTAATAATTCAGTATTTAAATTATTGGCTTGATATTTAGTTAACCATTCTTGATATTCTCTTTCTTCTTTTTGTGCAGGTGTTTCTTTAGATTCTCTTAATGCTTTTTCTTTATCAGATACCTCTTTTGCAGATGCCATCATAGCATCTAAATTTTCTTTTGCTATTCTTTTTCTTTCATCTTCTTCTATTTTTAATTGTGCATTTCTTTTGTCAGCAACTTCTTTATTAGAAGCTATTATTGCATCGTTTTTTTCTTTTGCATCTGATGCTTCCTGACGACCTAACATTTTCTTTTGTTTGTTAAGTTTTATTCCTGTCATTGCATTTTCAGTTTCTGCTTCATTTAATGCAATAGTAGCATCTCGGATTTCTCCTTTCATTTTCTTTTCAGCTTCTCCGCCTAATGCCTTTGCTTTATCTTTTAATATTCTTAAATCTTCAGCAGCAATTCTTGTTTTTTCTTTACTTGATGCTATTTCTGCTTTTGTAACTTCTGCTAAAGCCTTTTTCTTTGCGTTTATACTTGCAGTTTCATCAGTTAATATTTCACGAGATTGAACAAGTAATTTATTAGTTTCAGATTGTGTTACTGCTTGTATCTTTTTAGCTTTATCATTTGCTTGTTGTTGCTTTGTTAGATTGTAAACTATTTTAGCAGTTGTTCCATCTACTGCATTACCTAATTGTTTATATGAATTAGATGCTTCTCTATTAGCTTCCTTCATACTTTCAGCAGCACCTTTAAAATCTAAAGTTATAAATTTATATGCAGCAGCAGTAGTATTTATTAATGCCCTACCTAATCCAAATATTGCATCTTTTACTTGTTCTCCTACTGTACTAACTGCTGCAAATATTGCTTTTAATTCTTTACCTCCAGCTACTGAACTTTGAAATGCTTCATATAAAAATTTTGCAGTTACTACAATACCAGCAAGAATAGCACCAACTGGATTAGCAACCATTTCCCACATTTTTAAAATCAATCCGTTTGCACCTTTTACTGCTGCACCAAAAGCAGGATTTAATTTACCAACTCCATCTCCTAATTTATTTATAAATTCAGATTGCTTATCTCCTTGTAAAGTAGAACCTAATTCTTTTGATTGTGTTGTAGCGTCTTTTAATCCTGCTTTGAATTTAGAAACGCTTGTAGTAGCACCATCAATATTTGATTTTATTTTTACTTCAATAACTTTTACTTCAGCCATTTTAATTGTCTTTTTAATTGTTTAAATCCTTCTTTAAAAGTTGTAACCCTTTTATACTTTCCTTTAGCTATTTCAATAAGTTCACTTTGTCCGTAAAATTCATCAAGTGCTAATAAATCTAAAATGTGCTTTATCATTCTCTTTGGTCTGTTAATAGTTCAAATTGTACTAATCCTGTTGTTAAATCTGTTGTAAACGTATTAATCAAATACTTTGTATCTCTTATAATAACATTATCATTCAATTTAAGCGTAGTTAATATACTCGTTGGTAGTATTGCACTTACTTTAACTAATCTTGCCTTAAAATTGTATATATTGGCAAAGTATGCAGAGTAATATTCATCATATAAACCATTTTTAACTATTTCATTTGTTAATGTACTTTGTTGTTCATTAAAATTTAAACTATATGTTTCTCCGCTAATTAAAGTTTCTTGTCCAAATGCTTTGTAGTTTGTATATGGACTTCCAGAACCACTTAATGCAGTTGAAAAATAAAATGTAACTCCAGAATTAGTTAAATTAGTTGGATTATAATCATATAAAATAACTGGTTTTGGAATGTATTTTTGGTAGTCTGTTTTTAAACAATATCCAACTTGTAACAATCCAACTAAATTAGTAAAATTTAAATTTTCAAACGGTAGTTTAATTGAGTATTCTTCTCCTTCTGCTGGAGGTGTATTTGAATAATGCAATGAACCATATTCAATACCCGCATTTGAATTAAAACCTACATTTATAACTGATTCGCTTTTCTCATAATCAAAATTTATTTTTTTGTGTGTTTTAACCCTATTTAAATTCTTTTTATCTTGAATAACGTATTTAGTTATATCTATATCTGAACCATCTAAATAATAATTTTCTAATGTATCAACTGTATAATTAATCCCATCTTCTGAAAAACAAGTTAAATTAAACATTTTTAATAATCCACTAAAGAAATCTTCTATTTTTATTTCTGGGAAATATTGATTAATTTGTAAAGTATATGACGGTGTTGTTTGAGATGCAGATATAAAATTACGGGTTTTAGTTATTGTTAATGAAGAACTAACATAAGTAGATAAAGCCACAGTATTAGTAGTAAATGTAAATGCTCCATCTGTTCCTACGTAAATTTCAAAATAATCATTTGTTCCAAATCTATTAGTTGTATTTTCAATTTCTTTACTATATGTAACTCCAGAAGTTGAACCTAATAAACCACTATCAAAAAATAGTATTCCATTTTTATTTATTAAAACTTTATATGTTATTCCAGAAACAGATGGAGTTATATTAAAAGTTAGTTTTTTACTATTGAATCCAGCTAAAATAATATTTGAATTTGCAGTCGTATTTGTGATTCTATCATTAATTAAATCAACAGTATATCCAGTAAATGAAGAACTTTCGCCACTTTCTGAAGTAAAATTAATTTTAGTTAATTCTCTTTTAGCCTCAAAAGTTTCTGCATTCTTTAAATATAAATAAGCATTTGTAAATCTTGCATCATTTAAAAATGTACTTGGTTCTGCTACTGTTCCATCAAAGTTAATTCCAAATTGATTTTCAATCATATTTAAAACCGCTCTCAATCTTATAGCTGGAAACAATTCATTATATCTTATTGGACCATCATCAGAATCGGCTATATTTTTTGATGGGTCTGTACCGCCATAAACCCAAGCTCTATCTGACGAAATCAAAGGAAACATTGTATCTTGTGATGTCGTAAAATTAAATACTTTATCGGCTACTCCAGATGATGTATATAAAAAATCATAAGTAGTGTCAGTTAAATCCTTTAAATACTTTCCAGCAAATATATCTTTTAAATTACCTAATGTTCCAATAAAAGTAATTGAATAATCCTTTGGTTGTCCATCTTCTAAATTTGCACTTTCTAATTGAATTTTACCTTTACGAAAAGTAATAGTGTCTATTTCAATATAAGCATCTGACTTAACTAATGTACTAAATGGACTATCATTTGAGTTGTCGTACCAATGTCTAAAAATCTTATTGTTTTGTTTTGATGCCGGTACTACAAATGTCTGTGAAAAATCCGTAAACGTCTTACTTATATCATTTATTTGTTGTATGGAACTAACCACCGAAATTTTCTCATCATCAAATAAATCAATTCGGTTATATTCACTTGTATAAACATCTTTTATGTATATGGCTACTGCTAACATTATACTACATCATTTATAAGGTTATAAGCGTATTCAAAATCCATTTCATAGTTTATCAATCTATCTTTTAAACTTGTCTTTAAATCGCTTCCTTGTGTCTTTACAGTTACAGGTTTGCCATCTAATAAAACTGTTTCAGATAATAATAAATCAGTTATCAATTCTGAATAATTCTCATCTACAAACCCTGTATTTAATTTTACATTTTGTTTACCATTTGTATTAAATGTTTTAAATTGACCTATCGAAGTATTATAATTTATAGCACTTTGTGTTAATTTATAATCTGTTCCTTTTACTGCAATAGTATTAGTTTGTTGTTTAAAAAATGTAATAGTTTGCCATCCACCATAACGGTTTATGAAGTCACAAAGTACTGGTGTATATTTACATTCTTCTATTGGATAGGTAAAAAATGTTTGTACCGTAGGACTTCCACTTGCAGGAGTATATGTAATTGTAACTTTGCATCCATTTATAAAATTACTATCTCCTTTGATTGGACTTATAGCATTTGCAATATTAAATATTCCAGAAAAACCAACTGCCAAACTATTTGTAATTGAATAAACTGTTCCATCTATTCTTTCATATTTCACATTAATAGTTGTGGTTGTAGTTGTAGTTTTATCAATTAGTAAATTGAAATATTGAATATTTGATGTTGGATATGAAGATTGAGAATAGTAATAATTATTAATATTTGTATTTGCTAAAACTAAAATTTTTGTTTCACTTGGATTTTGATAACCATCAGAATAATTTAAAAAACCATTTACTCCTACATAATCAGTGCTACTACCCACTTGTGTATAAGTACTTCCAACTAATTTATATCTTTTAATTTGAAAAAATACCCATTCATTATTTTGCTCAACTGCTCCAAAAAATGGCACATAAGTAGCTTTTATATTATCTATATATTCCTTTACATAATTAGACACATTGTAAACTGTACTTAATTGTGTTGTACTTGGATTTGATTTTGATAATGTATATGTTTTTAATGGTGAAGATGAACTACCTCCATATTGCCATATTAATATATCAATCTTACTTCCTATTGAACCGCTTTCATTTACTTCAATTATAAACGGACTCCTAACTTTTACTACTTTCATAATGTATGGTAAATTGTGTCAATCAAATTTTCATCTAAATATATTTCTTCTTTGCAATCCCATAAAATTACGTATTGACTTGAATCTATTACTTCTATACTTTCAATTATAAATGTAGGAATATCATCTTCTCCTTTATAAATTTTTACTATGTTCATTTTATATCTTTTAAATTATAATCTACCATTGTTTCAACGTCTTGTCCAAATGCTTTTAATAAATCTACATCTATATATTTTTTATATCCTGCTTCAAAAGGTTTAGTAAAAAATAAAGAAGGTTTAATTCCTTTGTGAAAAATACTTCGTGTAATTAAGAAAGCAGTTGCCTGGTAACTCATAAACTTGCCACTCGTTTTGTCTCGGAACTGAAAACCTTTCGTACGTACCCATTTGTTAATTCCTTGTGTTAATCCTCCTTTTTTACCTGTACCTGATCCAAACTTAAACGGACTGTTTGGAGCTTTTGATGAACTTGATTTACCCCTTACCCCTTTATCTTGAAATGCCCCATAGTCATCCATTGAAAAGCCAACTATACTAAATCCTTTATCTGTAACTATCTCGCCTTTTAAACTATCGTATAATTTTTTAGTTACATTCTTACCGCCTTTAGTTAAATTGCTCCTGGATTGTTGGATCACATAATCTCTAAACTTTTTTATGACATTATCTACTTCAGTCATTATCTTATAGGCATATCATTAGGAACTAATATCTCAAATGTAACTGTACATCCTGCAACCTTATCCTCAAACCTATCTCTAAAAAATTCGTAGTTTACGCCACCGGTCAATTGATATAAATCTGTAAATAAATCGCCTCTCCTTAACATTTCAACCAATTTAATACCTACCATTGACTGCGTATGCATCACATCCTGCTCATTTGTATCATCATCATTAACTAAATCCATTGAAATAACAGACAAATTATAAGCAAATGCCTCGCCTTCTTCTCTAAATGAGTTCACAATTATGTGAGATATTGGATAAATATCTTGTTTATTTAGTGCAATATTAAAAATAGAGCCACTTGTAACAGTCTTACAAAACGGATCTAACTTTAACTGCTCCTCTATTGTGCTTAAAACTTGGTAATATCCTATCATTTCTTTATCATTTTAGCTTCTAATTCGTTCTTTTGCTTCTCAAATGTTAGCCAGGTTAAACATTCGTGTATATTTAATCGTGTAATTTTGTCAAATCTTGTAAGGTCTCCTTGAGCAATAGCATAGTACGAACTGTAATATCCCCATCTTTGCCCGAATTGCCCTGTAGCAGAATATTCTGCACCTCCGGATCCTTCTCCAAATAAGCAATCGTACCTTTCAATAATGCGTTCCCTAAACGATAAAAAAAAACCGTAGCACCTAAACAAACATCTAATGGAGCGTGCTTCATTACATCGCCATAAGTTACCGTTCCATTATAATCTTCAATCTCATACGTGCCATTTAAACCATTCTTTTTAATCGGTCTATATAATACTGCCATTGCCCGGTGCATCATATCCCAATCAGTTATATATGTATCCAAATCTGTATACTCTCCAAATGTCATATCTTCTAGGTTGGGTATAAATCCAAATTCAGTGCCACCTAATTTAAATCGTTGGATTAACTTATGCTCCTGATTAAACATCTCACCAAGTGAAGCAGTTATATCGTTTACATCTTTATATTTTATATTGGCAATATCTTTTAAATCTATTCCACAGAATATCTGTACCATCTTTTGGTGCAGGAACTCGGAATCTTCATTGTCTTTGGCAATCTTTAAAAATGCCTGGTATTGAGATAATTTAATCTCACTTAATTTAGTCGGGATTGTGATTTCTAACTTCATAATATAATAACAATTTTAATAAAAATTTGTTTCACACAAAAAAGGCGAACCATAACGGAACGCCTTTTAAGCTCACTAATAATAAACAATCAACTAACTAACTTTATATCTATTGCAAAAAAATTCTCTTTATACATATCTCTAAATAGTGTGATCACCATTTGCTCATTCTCTGCTACTATTTCAGCGTGTTGATAATCCTTCTCATTATCTCCATATCTAAACCATCCTTTTACGTTATATCTTTTCATACTATCTAACTATTAAACTGATTACAAAATAAGCTGCTACTACTCCGATAAAATAAACCTGGTATTTTTGTTTTGATAACATAATGTTTGTTTTTAAAATTAAAAAAATACTTGTCTTTCCAAGTTGTCAACCCTGTACGAATACTGTGGGATTTTTATCTTTAAATTTTAGTTGTTAATTTAAAATTAAAATGACTATCTGCTATTTTACTGTTATTTGTATAACACATAATATTTACACATTCAATTCCATTTTTTTGTTTATCATCTTCTATTGTAGCTACTGTAAATGTAAAACCTTGTTTTTTAAAAGTATCTCCAATTTTTAAATCTTTAGCTGTTCTCATAATTTCTATTTGTTTGTTTCTTGAGTACAAATATAAGCCAACATTTTTAATACGCAACTATAATATTAAATTTTAACAAAACTTTAACATTTAGAAAATTTTTATCCTTGCATTTGCTATTTCAAACATATGCCTTAATTTCTGGACCTGTTGGAATGATCTCGGTATTGCAATCTGTACTTCTGTGCCTGTCATCAAATGGATGTAACATTGTACAAAAGCTATCATATAAGAATAGTTCATTAGTAGATATGGTATTTGCCCCTTTCGGGATTGCTTAAATTAAAGAATACATTATACCGGATTGCATCAATAGCGTGATTCCAATTATCAATAACCAATCCGGATTTTTTATCCGAGTAAACATAATTATTAAATTCCTTCGCTATATTACTACTGTTCTCCTCAATGATAATAGTATAATCTTGCATCAATGCTAATCCTGCAGTAATTGATCCTGGTCCTTTTGCAGTTGCTATTATATTACATCCATTCGCTGCCATCTCTGCAATCAATCTTGGTTCTGCACTATCAGCTATAATAAGGCGTTCTCTTGCAATGTTTTTATTATAGAATACTATTTCACTTGTGGTTAATTTTGGCTTGTATAAATGCTCCTTTACATAGATAATCTTTTTAGTCTTATCTATTGCAACCTCAACCAATGTAGTCGGATCAATACTAAATCCATAATCCTGACCAAATGATGTTTGCAAGTTATCCGGATTAAATTCTCCAAATCTCCAATTAGTAAATACTACTCCTTCTGCTTTATCTAACCATCCACCTAAAATAACGTGCTTATATTTTTTAGGATTTAATTCCCTTATCTTCTCAATCTCATTTATGAATGATTGGTCTAGGTTCTCTATATTGTCCTGGTAAGTTGTATGTATATAAGTAACATTTCCTTTTGTGCCATTAAAGCCTTCAGATATTCCTTCGCTTTCAAAAAACCTTTTATAAATCCAATGCTCTTTAGTTGCAGGGTTCAGAATTAAAACTATTCTATTCTGTACTCCTTTCTGCCTGATGGATAAATTAATCTTATCAAAAATATCCTCATCTACTAACTCCTCTGCTTCATCTAATATCCAGGTTGTAACTCCTTGCAATGATTTAAGATTTGCAGTTTGATCTCCGGAGCTTGTTTTAATTCCTTTAAATATTATATCCGTTCCTGATTTCTTATTCCTTATCTCTCCTTTATTGACTTCGAATAAATCATTTGCCTCCATCAAATCAATCTTCTCTTGGAACTCTGGAATAATTGATAGGTGTGCAGATGTCATTGTCTGTCTTGTGAATAATATCTTATGCCCTGATTGAAATGACAAAGTCGATGCCATAGCACCGACCTCGAATGATTTACCACTACCCCTCCCTCCGGTAACTATGAAATATCTTGTATCATTCTCATAAAGGGGTAGATATTTAGAATTAAGATTTAGCATAAAAATTAGTCAATGTCATTCCGTAAACTATTCTAACTTTGTGCTTTAATTCCTTACAAAGTTTTTTATATATTCTCGGATGTAATGAAATTACATTTGGTTTATAATCCAATCCTTTTGCATCTGAAACTATCCTATCGTAAACTGGTCTTGAAATTTGTATCATATCTTTTACAAATATATGTGTTTTTGTAATTTATATTTTGCCTTACTTAAATTTAATAACATCTTTTAAATCAAAATCATTTACATTAAGATTTGTATTTTGATCGATAACTTGTTTAGGCATTCCATATCTATATTGTAACCAAGTCTTAATAGCATTTGTATCTCCTTTGCTAACCTTTTCTGCTAAAGCTGCCCATACTTCTTCTGGCACTGCAATAGCATCCATAGACTCAATAAGTGTTATCTCATCTATCTTTGGTTTTCTTCCTGCTCCAGGTCTTGCACCTCCATTTTTTTTAACTACTTCCATTTTGAAAAAAGTTGGTTATTCAGTTTTACCTTTTGCTTTTGGTGCTTCTACAAATGTAGATAGTGTATCTGTATAACTTCTCCATTGTGAGTCATTATCATTTGCATCTACTAAACCTCCTACTTCTTCTTTGTAGACTTCAGCTAAAATTATCTTTTGTCCTAAAGTCAATTCCTTTTTATTATTGAAATGATCGTTGATTATTTCTTGATTTTCTTTTTTCATAATATATAAATGTTTTTTATTATAACAATTTAATCCTTAATTTGTTTCAAACGTTCCTTTAGTTCTTTGAGTGTTCTATAAACCCAATTGTAATCGTAGTGGTATTTTAAAGCAAATTTACGAAGGGATAATTCCTCCTCGATATATTTCAAATAGAATAGCTTTTCATCCCAAGTCCAATTGTCTAAAGTAAACAATACATCTGTTATATCTGTTGTACTTGATGGCTCAATATCTTCAGCATCTAAGTTATCATAAAACGGTATCGTTTCTAATTTCCTTTTGTTATGAATATTCATACAAATAGAATGCAGGGTAAAATAGAAATAGGATTCGTTTATGTTTTCTTTACCATATATTTTTAGATAGGCATCCTGTACCGAATCCTCTGGAAAATCTGTAATTCCAAATGAATAGGCTAATCCAATCCAGTACTTATGTTTTTTATATATCTCATCCATAATGTAAATATAGTATAAATCCAAATACAAAATAACATATTTATTAACAATAGGAAAATTCTTACTATTCCTTTATACTCTTTTATATATATATATAATCTTTTTTTTTTTAAAATTTAAAATATATATAATAAATTGCTTTTTTGACCCCCCCCCTATTTCAAAATTGTTTTTTAGGGGGGGGTATAGGAAATGTTATAAATTTTTTAAAACTTCATAATCTCTAAAGGTAAATTTTGGCATTGGTTTATCCCATAACTTATTCCTATTATCTTTTTTTAGTGCTTCTATAATATCTGTATAGTGCCATCTTTGTCTCGGATGTGGTATTGTATCCATATAGTCTTTAAATTCTTTATCTACTGAAATTTTAAATAATCTATAATTTTCATAATCCCATTTTCTTCCGGCCATTACAATCTACTTTTAATGGTTATACAATTATCATTTCCTTTCCACTCTTTTAATACTTTACAAAATTGATTATAAGTAATTCCTAATTCATCAGCAGTAAATTTTTTAGGTTGTCTTTCAAACATTAAGTAGTATTGCATTATTTTTAATTTTTTAATTCCTAAAATTGAATATTTAGGAGGTTTATTTGTAATTAATTTTTCTATATTATTATTAAAATAAAAAGTTCTACCTATTATCTTACGTGGTTCTATTCCGTATCTTTTTATTCTACTATGTAATATTTTTACATTAATACCATTTTTTTGACTAATTTCTTTTATTGTTATCATTACAAGTACTTTTCTATTTTATTAAATTCAATCTCTATAAATTCTTTGCTATCATAAACGTAAATAGATGCAAACCATATATTACCTTTTAAAGTAGATCCAGCTAACCGGCAATCATAACCTAACTTGTTCTTAAACATTTTTGAACCTATTGGAGTTTCTTCTCCTCTGAACATATAATTACCGCATCTCATAATTCAATTTTGATTTAAGTTTCTCAATATACAAAGTAGCATCCATTAACTCTTGTTGAAGATGAATAAGCCATTCTAACATAGTCAAATCTTCTCTATCAAGTGTAACACCATATTTTTTAATTCCTACATTAGACCTATCTTTAAATTGGTCTATAACACTTTCAACAATAAAGTCTTTAATTGGTCTTTGTTCGGTTGTTGTTTCAATCCATTCCATTTGCTCGTAAATTTTATCTTTCATAGTTTGTTTTATAATTAGTCCATATTTCTACATCAAATCCATTTGTGCGTAGCGTATCTATCACATATTGCTGCACCGGAGATATTATACCTTTGGGTTGTTTTACTTCTATAAACTTAACATCTCCATTTTTTAGGCACATTAGATCAGGTATTCCATTCATTGATGTTTTGATTAGTTTTACAACTATCCATCCATCTGCCTGGAGCTTCTTTTTAATACTACTTTGTATTACCTTCTCTAACATCTATATAAATTTTTAATTCATTATTTTTTAATTCTAATTT